GTCAAACAGCAGTCGGTTCTAATGCAAACTCATTTCAAAATTTAAGTAATATCAAAATACAAGGTACTAAAACAGCTCTTGATGGACAACAAACACCTATATTTTTATTTACTTCTAACGAAATAGGTAAGAAAATTAAGATGAATTATGCGTTTCCTTGTGAAATAGGAACAAACGCTGATTTATTCAGTAACACATTAACTAGATTTGATAGTAACACAACTAAATTTGATAAAACAACATCATAAAATGTTTATAAATAGTACAAAGAGATAGAGGCAAATGACAAAACAAGTAATAAGTAGAGGTACTAACGCAAACGACGGAACAGGTGATAATCTCCGAGACGGTGCTAATAAGATAAACCTCAATTTTAACGAAATTTATACAGCATTAGGTAATGGTACAACACTTGATGGTACTATTAAAATTGCTGATGATTCATCTACGGTAGCAACAATTTCTGCCAATGGTGAAACATTAAAAATTTTAGGTGGTAGTGCTATCACTAGTGTGTTATCAGGTAACACATTAACCATTTCTGCTGACGCTTCATCTCTATTGACTGCTACAGGTGCGGCTACTTTAACAAACAAAACAATTAATTTAAGTAACAATAATACACTTTCAGCTACATTTGCTGAAATTAACACAGCAATTTCAGACGCAACTTTAGTTGACACAGCGGCTTCTCAAACACTTACAAATAAAACATTAAGTGCTGATAATAATACTATTTCAGGTATTGCAGCTTCAAGTTTTGTATTGTCAAATGGTTCAGGAAATTTAGATGGTTCTGCTTCAGCAAAAGCAATACCAACAGGTGCAGTTGTAGGTTCAAGTGATACACAAACACTTACAAATAAAACTATTAGTGGTGCAGATAACACAATTACAAATATTCCATCTGCTAATGTTACAGGTGTATTTGATAATACATCTTCAGGTTCAAAAATTAGATTTAACTTTGCCGGTACAGGTGCGTTTCCAAGTGAAACAACTTACGAAGGTATGTTTGCATATGACACAACAGGCAATCAAGCTTATGTTGCAGACGCAGGTGGTTGGACAAAACTTATAAATGAAAATGCTTCAGTAGGTGATTTATCAAATGTTAATATAACAAGTGTTGCAGACGGTCAAGCATTAATATGGAGTTCAGCACAAGGTAGATTTAATCCAGGTACTGCCGGTTCTTCTTTAACAGTACAAGAAGAAGGCTCAGCATTATCAACAGCAGCTACAACACTAAACTTTGTTGGTTCTAGTGTAACTGCTTCAGGAACAGGTGCAACAAAAACAATTACAATAACTGACTCAGGACATACTGCTGGTACTGATTTAGAAATGAGTAATACTCCTGTTAGAGACGCAAAATATATTTCTCACCGTTCACCAGATTATAATACGCAAAATCAAATTATTACCGTTACGGTAGCTGCTAAAACAAATGAACACTATTGGTTTGGAGAGGGTTCATCAAATGGTTATGTTATTGATGGCGACCAATCTCCTCAATTAACTCTATCAAGAGGTACTTACAGATTTGACCAATCAGATGTATCAAACGGTGGTCACCCATTAAAATTTTACCATGATGTAGCAAAAAATAGAGAGATGTCAACAGGTGTTACAGTTGTAGGAACAGCTGGTAGTGCAGGTGCATATACTCAAATTGAATTTGATGATAGTACACCAACTCCTTTATTTTATCAATGTACTGCTCATCCTAAAATGGGTCACATGGTTGATTTTCAAACTGGTCAACAAACAAGATTATTCATCACTACTGACAAATCAAATACAGGTGATGGTTCAGATACAACAATAACAATATTAGCAGATAGAATAGTAGATGATGTTTTAGTTTTTGTAAATGGTATTTGTTTAGTACCAACAGATGATTATACAATTTCAGGAACAACATTAACTTTCGCAACGGCGCCGGCTAACGGAGCAGAAATAGTAGTAAGGTATCTAGGATAGGAATATGGGAGCAATAACAAGAAGAATCGCAAATAACTTAACGCTAGGTTCAGGTAGAGTATTGTTAAATACAACAACAATTACCTCTGATACTGCTACTCTTAATTTTGATAATACTCTTATTACAGCGACTTATGGAATATATGAGGTTTATATTGAATATATGTCGTCAGCAAATGGTACAGCAACAGATGGTCATTTTCAATTATCACCAGATAACGGCAGTAACTTTTCAACATCAATAGACCAGATGTCTCATAGAGAAAGACAAGATGATAATTCTTCAGGTGGAAATGTTTTTGATATTGCAAGTAAAGACGACCAAGCAGTTAGGATTTTTTCTGGTTCACAAGATAACTTGCCAAATATTGGTGCAGGATTAATTACGGTTTTTAATCCTATGAAAAGTGATAGTCATACTTTAGTTACTCATACAACTTGTAATGATGTATCAGGTAATGCTGATAATATAAGAAACCACTTTGGTGTTGCTAGAGATGATAACGCTCAAACTATTAACTATTTTAGACTTAAATTTGCTGCTGGAGATATACAAAAAGCACAAGTTAGATTATACGGAGTATTATAATGCCTAGAAATATTACAATAAACGGTGTTACAAGACAGATGACAGACGCTGAAGAGGCAACTCTAAACGCTGAAGAAACAGCATGGAATAATGCAGCTTTAGATAGAGCGTTACAAGAATTAAGAGATATCAGAAACGGTAAACTTGCAGAAACGGATTATCTAGGTAATTCAGATGTAACAATGTCCTCTGATATGACGACTTATAGAACAAATTTAAGAGATTTGACAAATGGTCTTGATACGGTAGAAAAAGTTGAGAATGTAACATGGCCGACAAAACCATAATGATAACTTGTATAAATATAGTTAAGGAAGAGTTAAAATAATATGCCAGCAATAATAACAGACAGATTTAGAATTCATAATAGTGAACAGTTTTCAGAGGCTTTTTCTGAAGCTTCAGGTAATACATTTTACCTAGGTATCGGAAGACCTCAACCTTTTGCTACATCTACAAGAGCAGATGGAAGAACAAACAACGAGGGAACAGACGCTGCTCCAATTACACCAGCAGATAATGTTAATGCACAATCATTCCCTTATGACGATTTATTGGCGGCTAAAAAAATTACTCAAACAGATATTACTTTTGCAGTACCAAGAAGAAACTGGACTACAGGAACAACATACGATATTTACAGACATGATTACGGCGACTATCAAACTGGTAATACAACTGCTATTGCAGCTAATGGTGGTGCGTCAACTTTACATGACTCAGCATTTTATGTATTAACTACAGAAAGAAATGTTTACAAATGTTTAGATAATAATAATAACGCAGCTTCAACAGTAGAACCAACAACTACTCCACCTTCAACTATTATTTCAACTGCTGATGGTTATAGATGGAAATACATGTACACTTTGACTGCTTCACAACAAGCAAACTTTTTATCTACAGATTTTATGGCAGTTGCTACAAATTCAGATGTTTCATCAAACGCTGTTGATGGTGCAATTAATATTGTAAAAATTAAAACTGCTGGTTCAGGTGGTGCTGAAGGCACACATACAGGTATCGCAATGAGAGGTGACGGTTCAAACGGAACAGTTTCAGTTACAGTTACTTCAGGTGCAGTTACAGCAGTTACAGTTACAAACAAAGGAACAGGTTACACTTACGCAACAATTTCAAATGCACAAATCGTAGCCGCTGGTGCAACAAACCTTGTTGGTGCAGAATTAGATTGTATTATTGAACCAAAAGGTGGTCACGGATTTAACGCAGTAGAAGAATTAGGTGGTTTTTATGTAATGATGAATACATCACTTGAAGGAACAGAAAGTTCAAACACAGGTGACTTTACAGTTGCAAACGACTTTAGAAAAATTACTTTAATTAGGGATCCAAATTCAGGTGGTTCAGCTTCTACAACAACAACTTTAAGAGGTACAAAAGCAATTAATCTTTCAGGTGTTTCAGGAACATTTACAGTTGATGAAGAAATCAACCAAGCCTCTACAGGTGCAGTTGGTAAAGTTGTAGAATGGGATTCAGTAAACAGTATTTTATATTACATACAAACTAGACATAATGATGAGGGTGTTGACGCAAACGGAAACCTAACAGCATTTAGTGGACAGAATGTAGTTACAGGACAAACTTCAAGTGCAAACGGAACACCAACTACATCAACTAGTACAATTAACAGTCAGTCTTTTACAAGTGGTTATTCTAATCCTGAAATTGACGCTGACTCTGGTGATATTCTTTACATTGAGAACAGAGCGCCTATTACAAGAGCTGCTGACCAAACAGAGAATATAAAACTGGTAATAGAATTTTAGGAGAGTTAAATGCCAAGTCCAACTGACTTTAATCTCTCACCTTACTATGATGACTTCAACGAGTCTAAAAAGTTTCATAGAATACTTTTCAGACCGTCATTTGCTGTACAGGCTAGAGAATTAACACAGTCACAATCAATATTACAAAACCAAGTAGAAAAGATATCAGACCATCTTTTTGAAAAAGGTGCAATGGTTATTCCTGGTGAAGTAGGATATAATATAAATTACTATGCAGTTAAACTAACTTCATTTACAGATTCATCTTCCGTAGGTCTTACTCTAGCAGATTTTAATAATTTACAATTAACAGGTCAAACTTCAGGTGTTGTAGCAAAGGTTATTAATTTTGTTGCTACAGACGGAACAGACCCTAATACTTTATATGTACAATACGAAAATTCAGGTACAAATAATACAGAAATAAAATTTACAGCTGGTGAAACAATATCTGTTGCAACAACTTTACAAGGTACAGCAACAACTGTATCTGCTGTAGTAGATTCATGTGCTACAGGTGCAGCTGCGTATGTAGCCGCTGGTACTTACTACATCAATGGTTTTCATGTTGAAGTTTCAGAGCAAACTGTAATATTAGACAAGTACACAAACACACCATCATACAGAGTAGGTTTATTAGTTTCAGAATCTTTTGTAACACCTAATGATGACCCCGATTTAGTTGATAATGCACAAGGCACTTCAAATGTTAATGCTCCTGGTGCTCACAGATTTAAAATAGATTTAACTCTAACTAAAAAAGCTTTATCTGCTGTAGATGACGCAAACTTTGTAGAGTTGTTAAGATTAAAAGCAGGTATCTTACAGAACCAAGTTAGAACAACAGAATATGCAGTATTAGAAGATACACTTGCTCGTAGAACATTTGACGAGAGTGGTGACTATGCAGTAAGAGATTTTGATTTAGATTTAAGAGAACATTTAATAAATGGAAATAACAGAGGTATTTTTACATCCGCTAACGGTGGTTTAGAAAGTAAAATTGCAGCTGGTATGGGACCAGGTAAAGCATATGTTAAAGGTTACGAAATAGAAACTATCGGAACATCTTTTGTAGATATTAATAAAGCAAGAAGTTTTGATACACAAAATAACTTTACTACTAAATTTGAAGTAGGTAACTTTGTCAATGTAAGAAATATTTTTGGTTCTCCAGATATAGGTTTTGTATCAGGCGCTACAGAAGCATTTAAAAGAGTTAATTTATACAAAGACCAAACAACTTCAAGAGGAGTTGAAAATACAGGTTCAGGCGCAGGCATAACTTCAATAGGTCGTGCTAAGTCAAAAGGTTTCCAATATGTAACAGGTACACCATCAGCATTTACATTTTCTAGTGCAGCTTTAACAAATTCTGTTTACAGACATTATCTATTTGACATTAATATGTTTACACACTTGAATGTAACATCTAATACAGCATTTACAACTGGCGAAACTGTAACAGGTTCAACTTCAGGTGCTACTGCTACAGTAGAAAGTTTATCTACCCAAACAGCTGCCAATGCGACAGCAATTAGTGTTGCAAATCCAGGTGTTGTTACAGCAAATGGTCACGGTTTAAGAGAAGGACAACAAATAAAATTTAGTGCTATAAGTGCTACAATTGGTGGTGTTGCAATAACAACAAATGATGTATATACAGTAAGAAATCCAAGTACAAATGCTTTTGAATTATATGGTGTAGATGGAACAACATCTCAAAATGTTGACGCTTTCACATCAGCAGGAAATGTTTTACATGGTGTTGTAGTATGTTCTAGTGTAAACGGAACATTTGTTGCAGGTGAAACAATAACAGGTGGTACTTCAGGTGGCACATCAATTATTCAATCAAACGCAGTTGGTTTAAAAGGTGTAACAACTTTTGAATTTCCACAAGTTAAACAACTTGGTATGGCAGGTTCGCCAGCATATACTTCGGATGTTTCAAAAAATGCAACATACGGAGAAAGTTTACAACTTACAGGTTCGTTATCAATAGCAAATGGTGGCACGGCAATTTCAGGTTTTGGTACTTTATTTAATACAGAATTAAAACTAGGTGATGAGATTACATTTACTACAGACGCTGGTTCTTCTATAACAAGAATTGTTGAAGCTATTATTTCAAATACTTCATTGACTTTATCAGCAGTAGTTGGTGGTTCAGATGTTTCTACAAAAACTGTTGCAACTAGAAACAGAGGTAAGTTACAAGATTCAAATAAAAATATTTCAATATTCAAATTACCAAATAGTGCAGTTAAAACTTTAAAGACAACTGCTAACAATGGTATTACAGATACAAACTTTAAAGTAAGAAGACAGTTTGTACAACAATTATCATCTGGTTCAGGTCAGATATCAGCAGGTACTAACGAAACTTTTGCAAGTTTAGCTGAAGGAGATTATACTGTATCTATTAAAGCAATTGGTTCAGCTTCATCAGGTGCAAACGGTGATGTATTAAGTTTAACAGGTAATAATGCAGACGGTAATCCTATTTTCACATTATCTGGTTCGCCAACTGGTAAAACTTTAGACCTTGATTTTGGTACGGCTTATGCAGACGCAGAATTAAAAATACTTGCTACAGTTAACAGAGCAGTTGCAAGTTCTAAAACTAAAACACTAAATGCTAATACAACTTTACAAGTAACTTCACAATCAGTTATTGAAAGTGGTACAATAGGTTTAGGTAAGGCAGATGTATTTAAAATTAATAATGTTTATATGGCTGCTGACTTTAGTACAAACGCAACAACAAGTAGCACAAATATTACAAGTAGATTTGATTTAGATACAGGTCAAAGAGATAACTTCTATGACATTGGTAGATTAAAATTAAAAACAGGTGAATTAACACCGACAGGTAGATTACTTGTAGATTTTGATTTCTTTGGTCATGGTTCTGGTGATTACTTTGATGTTGATTCATATTCAGGTGTTGTTACTTACGAAAATATACCAAGTTACAATTCAGATACAACTGGTAAACAATTTAATTTAAGAGACTGTTTAGATTTCAGACCTAGAGTTGATGACGCAAGTACAATTAATTCTGGTGGTCAAGATAGAAGTTTTGATGGTACAGGTGCTTCTACAGTTGATGTAGTTAAATTTGGTGATGATGTAACTACAGACTTTGAATTCTATTTACCTAGAATTGATAAAATCTTTTTAGATAAAGATGGTGATTTCAAAGTTGTTGAAGGTTCATCTTCATTAGACCCACAAGTTCCTAAAAATTTAGATGGTGCAATGCATTTATACACATTGTCATTGGCGCCTTATACATTATCAACAAACGAAATAGAAATTGAAATTGTAGATAATCGTAGATATACAATGAGAGATATTGGTAGATTAGAAAAGAGAATTGAAAATGTAGAATACTATACTCAACTATCATTATTAGAAACTCAAACTCAACAATTACAAATACAAGACGCAGAGGGATTTGATAGATTTAAAAATGGATTTATCGTAGATAACTTTACAGGTCACGGTATTGGTGATGTTGGTAATTTAGATTACAAAATTTCAATGGACATGGCTCAAGGTGAGGCTAGACCAATTTGTAAAACTGATTCAGTTCAACTAATTGAATCTGATGATGACGGTACAACAATTTTAGCTACAGATAGAACAGATAATAATTATCAAAAAACTGGTGATTTAATTACATTACCTTTTTCTGAAGAAACTTTGATTGACCAACCTTTTGCAAGTAAATTTTTAAATGTTAACCCTTTCAATGTATTCACATGGGTTGGTACTGTAGAGTTAGACCCAGCAGGTGATGAATGGAAAGAAACATAGAGAGTACCA